CATTGAAAGACTGACTCTTGTTTCAGGCGTAGCAGATGACCAGTTGCGCCCTGCTCTACAGGCATTGCTTACAACAACTGGAGACCTTACAAAGAGCCAAACCCTTTTGGCTCAGGCAATCGATATTTCAGCAGGTAGCGGTTATGATCTACAGACAGTTGCGCAGGATTTGGCTGACGCTTATATTGGCAAAACAAAGGCATTAACTAAATACAATTTAGGTCTAACTCAGGCACAGCTTAAGACAATGAAGTTCACAGATCTTGTTGAAAAGTTGAATGCTCAATTTAAGGGCGCCAACGCTGCTTACCTTGAGACTTACGCGGGAAGACTTCAAGCTATTACCGTAGCCGCTGGAGAAGCTCAGGAATCCATTGGCGGCGCATTAGTTGATGCTCTTATGACTTTGACTAGCTCTGATAACACAGCAGAATTGATTGCTAATATCGAAAAGGCAACTCAGAAGATTATCGACTTTATCGACTGGTTCACTCTTGGCATTGCTTTAATCAAGGCTAATACTCCTCGAAACCCTCTTGAGATTATTTTCCCCAATTTCAAACGTAATGAGCAAAATACCGCAGCTGCATGGAAAGACTATAACGACAAAAGATTACGTCGTTCCAATGCTAAAGCATGGGCTGATGTTGTAACTCCTGCTCAGGCAGCTGAGATGAAGAAGGCTGCGGCTGCCGCTGCAAAGCGGGCTAGAGACCAGAAGGCTGCCCTTGATAAGCAAAATGCCCTACTCAAAAAGCAAGCAGATCTTAAAAAGGCTGGCACAGTCTTTGACCTAGAACAGATTAACCTCATCGCTGCGCTCAAGGGCAAATTATCGGCTGAAGACAGACTTCGCGCAGAGGCTCAATTAGCCATTCTTAATGAGAACGATGTTCTTGCTACTCAGCTCACACAACAAATACTTATGGGTCAAGATGCCACAGGCAAGCTCTATCAATGGTTCTTAACTATTGGCGACACAAAAATCAAGAATCCTTTTGCTTTCCTAGATGACTGGATTGTCGAGTTCCAAAAGAAGATGAACTCATTGACACTTCCAGACCTTTCAAAAGCCAGCACATATTCAGGCGGCATGGATCCAACCCTTGCCGCTATTGGTGTAATTGCTGGTTATGGTGATTATGCTGGTTCAGTAGTAAATCAGGCTCCAATAACTTTAGGCAATGAATCTTACGGATTGCAATCAACCGCTGGCTTTGTTTCGACTTCTGCTGCAACTGGAATGGACGTAAAGGTATATGTCTCTGGTTCAGTCGTTACAGAGCAAGAGCTTGTCGATGCAATCCAGAGCGGTCTGCGATCTAACAGCCTTTCAGGTTCACCATCTCAAATCGGTAGAATCGCAGGTATGTTTGGCTAATGGCACTACCAGCGCAGATAGCAGTTTCATTTGACTTTACCAATGGTGCAACTTTTGGCTATGACGGTTTTGTTATCGGCGACCCTAAATATGGAATTCTTGGCACTTCAACCCTTGGCACTTCCAGCTCTCCAGAACCTACAGTTGATTTAACTCCCAATGTCTATCATATCAGCATTGTTCGTGGACGCAGCATCCAGCGTGACCAATATGAGGCAGGTACTTGTACCGTCCGCGTACTTGATCCTCTAAGTTACTTTTCACCTCAGAATTCTGCGTCACCCTATTTCGGCAAACTCGTACCGCTTCGTAAGTTGCGTGTATCTGCGACTACTAGCACCACTCAGAAGTACCTCTTCAGCGGTTATGTAACTGACTACAAGTATTCGTACCCAACGGGGCAAGAGACAGGCTATGTCGATATTGTGTGCAGCGATGCCTTTAGGTTGTTTAACCTAGCCAACATCACAACCGTCACAGACTCAGGCGCAGGACAGACAACTGGAACTCGTATTGGCAAGATATTGGATCAGGTCTCTTTTCCTTCTTCAATGCGCACCTTGGCGGCAGGGGCGAACACTTGCGTAGCAGACCCAGCAACTAGCCGCACAAGCCTTGCAGCTATCAAGAACGCTGAGTTCTCCGAAACAGGCGCGTTCTACATGGACGGCTCAGGCACAGCCGTATTCAAGTCCAGAGCGCAGGTCATGTCTTCACTTGCGGCTACACCCACAGCATTTAACCAAACTGGCGGGATACCGTACAAAAATATCAAACTGAGCTTTGACGACAAACTCATTATTAACCAAGCCAATTTGACCCGTGTTGGTGGAACTACTCAGGTATCGAGCAATCAGGCTTCTATTAATAAATACTTCCCTCATTCAGTCACTCAGGCAGACCTAGTAGCTGAAACAGATGCAATCGTTTTGAACATTGCTAAAGAGTATGTTGCCACAAGGCAAGAAACCACAATCAGAATCGACTCACTCGACGTCGATTTGTTAGATCCAAATGTTCCAACTGACACCATGATTGGGCTGGACTATTTCAGCAATTTGCTCATAACCAACATTCAGCCTGACGGTTCGACAATCACCAAGAATCTTCAATATCAAGGAATTACTTGGAGCATCACCCCAAACAAGATGATGGCAACAATCACGACACTTGAGCCCATTGCCGATACGGTAATCATTGGCTCAAGCTATTACGGTATAATCGGCACTAATACATTAGGTTACTAGGAGATACACAATGGCACCATCAGGCTTCCCGACTAGCACAGGCGACGTCCTTACCAGTACGACGATGAATTCCCTCGTTTCCTTTTCGATCAATGCAGACCAGACAGCGGACTACACAGCCGTCCTCAATGATCAGTACCAAGTCCTAGTCCCTATGAACAAGGCAACAGCAGTAGCCTTCAAGATTCCTACCAACGCTTCAGTAGCGTTCCCAGTAGGCACAGCCATCACAATTCTTAACAAGGGCGCAGGAGCGGTCACAATCAGCGCAGTCACCTCTGGCACTACCACAGTCCTTTCAGCAGGTGCAGTTGCAGCTTCTCCAACTTTGGCACAATACAAGACAGCAGTCTGCATCAAGACTGCTACAGATACTTGGTATGTCGCAGGTGGCATTGCCTAATGATTGGCGCAATTACAGCGGGACTCTACAGCGTTCCATCACCAGCAATTTCTTATGACGTTCTTGTCGTAGCAGGTGGTGGTGGTGGTTCTTCATACCGCGCAGGTGGTGGTGGTGCAGGTGGTCTATCAGCGTTTATTAACGCAGCTTTGACTTTAGGTAATAACTACACAGTAACTGTTGGTGGCGGTGGTACAGGAGCCGCCCAAAGTGGTTCAACTGGTGTTGGTGCTGCTGGAACCAATGGTGCTAATTCGCAATTCGGTTCTTTAACTGCCCAAGTCGGTGGCGGTCGTGGTGGTTGGACTGGTGCTAAGGACGGCGCAAGCGGCGGTTCTGGCGGAGCAGGTATTGCTGATCCTACTGCTCCAGGCGCAGGTGGAGCAGCTACTTCTGGACAGGGTTATGCAGGTGGAACTGGTGGAGCCTTTGCGAGCAATTACTACGCAGCTGGCGGTGGCGGTGGTGCTGGCGCAGTTGGCGCAAACGGAAACAGCTCAGTAAGCGGCGGTGCAGGTGGAGTTGGTTCATCTGCTTACTCATCTTGGGGCGCTGATACTTCAACAGGTCAAAACGTAGGCGGAACTTATTATTATGCAGGTGGTGGTTCTGGTGGAGCTTTTGCAGGAATTGCGAGTGTTCCAGCAGTACCAGGTGGTTATGGCGGTGGCGGTGCTGCACCAGCAGTAACGGGCGGTTCTTCTGGCAGCGGTGGTGCTGGAACAGCAAACACAGGTGGCGGCGGTGCAGGTTCTGTGTCACTAGACCCAGGTGGACAACACGGTAACGGCGGTAACGGCGGCTCTGGAATTGTCATTCTTAAGGTAACTGGAAACTACACAGCCGCAGCAGTTACAGGTTCTCCAACTCGCACAGTAACTGGTGGCAACACTTATTACGTCTGGACTGGAAACGGGAGCATTACACTCTAATGGCACACTTTGCGAAACTAGATGAGAACAATGTAGTTATCGACGTTAATGTCGTAAACAATAATTGTTTAGATCCAAAGAACGAAGAAGCTTCAGGTATTGCTTTTCTAACTGAGTGGTCGAATGGTCATACTGCTTGGCTCAAGACTTCTTACAACGCACTAGAAAATGGCTTTCGCTATAACTTTGCGGGAGTCGGCTATACCTACGATCCCATCGACGATGCCTTCATTCCACCCGTTCCATGCGAACACAGCGAATTGACACTCAATGCTCAAAAGCGTTGGGAGTGCGATAACGCAACGCACGTGGTTATCATTGATGAGTCCTAAGTTATGCAAAGCAGGGCAACAGTTAAGGCTTCAGGTCGATGATAGTTACCCAGATAGAGATCGCACCTCAGACGGCTGGATTGGCGACGCTCGTCATTCGGCACGTCCTTCTGACCACAATCCTGATGCAGCGGGCATCGTCAGAGCGATTGATATTGACAGGGATTTACTTGGAAAAGTTAAGCCCGACCTCATGCCTGACCTTGCAGATCAGATTCGACTCTGCGCTAAACGTGGCGATAAGAGAATCGCTTATGTCATCTTCAACGGAAAGATATGTTCTAGAAAGTCCCTTTGGCGTTGGCGAGCATATAAGGGAAGCAATCCGCATGTTAAACATTGCCACGTTTCTTTCACTAAAAAGGGCGATACAGATGGTTCGTTCTTTAATATCCCGATGATAGGCGGCACACAATGAACATGAAGAATCCCGTAATAATGAGCCTTGGTGCTTTCCTTGC